AAAGATGTTTCCTTACAAAAATCTCGTAGTGCTGCCATAGCCTCAGTGCGCTCGGCGTATTTCTTAGCGCCACTGCCTATGTCTAAGTCTAAGAAGAACGCTTGTACGTTCTCTACAAAGTCTGCACTGCGAGAACCCTTCTCTCCGAAAGAACCCAGTGCATAAAATGTATCCCACCCATCAGCGTCGAAATCAATGGCTGTGTCTAGTAACTCGTCGTGTGTAGTAAAGAATAACTGTTTGCGGTTCTCCCATTCCTTGCCGCCGTCACGTAACGCTAACAAACAATAGTAGTTCCCCTCCGCTAGTACCTTGTCTAAAAATTTACTGGCATTCATGTAGCCCTCCAAAACTAAAAAGTACCACGGGGCGAAATTATGAACACCCCGTGGTCAAGCACTTACTTAGTCTAGGCTATTCATCATCCCATGCGTCGATGATAGAACCGAGGTCTTCGTCCTTCTCAGCTTTAGGTTTAGCGGCTGCCTTTTTCTTAACCACTTTCTTGGGTGGTGTTTCCGGTACAGCTTCATCACCAAACACGTCATCAGCTATCTCCTCCATAGCTTCTTCACTGACTGGCTCTGCAACAGGAGCAAACGGGTTGTCGTCGCCACCTTGTGTAAAGCCTTCGACAGCGCCGAACGGGTTAGACTTCTGCATCTCTACATACTTAACAACTTGAATAGCTTTCAAGCGTAGTGACACACCGTGGTCACGCATGTTGTACGGTACAAACACAACAGCTAGGTTAGCTGTACTGCCAGTAGTCAGTCTGAAGTCGTCCGGTAACTCAGTACCCTTAGCATCACACTGCATTGGTTTGTTTGTTTTGTCAGAACCGTAAGCACCTTTTAGCTTTGCTTTGCCTACGTACATACCGTCATCGTCTTTAACGAACGGCATCTCTAACTTCTCAGGCCATTTGTTCTCACGCTTTTCTTTGTACGCTTTAGCCATTGCCGTGAATAGTTCTTTGGCTTGGTCTTTAGTCATACGGAAAGATGTTTCGTACGCAGCGCCATCATCTAATGGGTCACAGGGTACAGAACGGTTTTCAGTATTATCAAAACGGTAACACTGGTTTACACGTGGGTATAGAACTTCTACGTTATTTATTAAGTGGGTCATGCGCATTCTCCTAAGAATGTTTTGGTTTAAATTCAAACCCCTCAGTAATTCCAAAGGGTGACGATGGTACGCTCTGGTCGGATACGGCCAAAGTTATTGCTTCTTTAGTGTCGGGGTGAGTAATCATACTCTCGACTGTTTCTAACTGCTCTTTGCTTAACAAGCCAGTGGGCTTGAAGAAGAGTTTTGGTACAGGACTGCCACTGTCAAAGTATATTTTAGTGACAACAGATGCACACCGCGTATTATTTTTGGATAAGTGTCGTACGTATTCCTGTAGCGGCATGTGACCGCGAACAGTTTTACCAAAAATAGATGTAGCAGGCAACTGTAATTGGTAGATTTTTTCTAAGTCGTCTACAAACGCAACTGCTAGGCGTTGAGAAAACCTACAAGCTCTACCTCGTCCGGCTGAACCACGTATGTTTTGTTTACAATCCATACAACGGTTAGCTTGACGTTGGCTTTCTGGTACTGAAGGATCGGGTCGTTGTGTATCCACAGACCAACACGTTGGTGCGACCGTCTTATCAGCATTAAAATCATCTGCGTAGTACGAACGTGATACCCTAGCGGCGTTTACTACAACAACTTCTATAGCGTCACCGCGAGAAGAAAACGTACCGTCACGGATACTAAGCCGATCCATTATACGTCTTCATCCACGTTAAGCTCAGTAAAGATACTATGGTCTTTATCTTCACCTTGGTCTGTTCTCTTCATAGCGTTAGATACGTCTTCAAGACAGAACCTATACGTACTACCTATCTTTAGATAAGTATCCGTAGGTATATGTCCGTTACGAATCCACGCCCTTAAAGTAGAGACGGACACTTTGAAGTGTTGTGCTAACTCTTCGACGGTTACAAACGGCTGCATTATTTTTTCCTCACTGACAATGTGTATTCTGAATCGACATTCAATCCCCTAGGAACTAAATCAGGATTCTCTTCTAAAAACTGGCGCATGTTAGATTGATTAACACGTTTGTCTAACAACTCAGGTGCTTCATGCTCAAGTATAAAACTGTGCATCTGCTCCCAATCGCTAGTCCAGTACTTGGTCTTAACACTACGGTAGAACAAACCTTCGGCGGTGCGAACACTCTCCACCCCTTGAGCGTCACAGTATTTCAGTAGTGCTTTCTTTACAGTATCTAACTTGCTAGATAAGTCACTGTCTTCTTCTTTAAACTTAGCGGATAGCTCCGAACGTGCAGAGCGTATTTTTTGATAGGTGCGAACTAACTTCGCAACCTCTGGCGTGTCTGTCATGGAATCCCCTCCTATGTGTGGACGACTACTTTAGTGGTACATGGTGCGTTAGTCAAGTAGTTCGTTGTAAAGATCAATCATTTTTGTGTGTACGTCTATTCTGTTATCTAATAGTGAGTAAACACGCTTTTCTACATCAGAACCTTGTAACTGGACGACGGTACATTTGTGTGTTTGTCCTGACCTGTGTACACGTGCGTTAGCTTGGGCGTAAGTCTCCAGTGAAGAAGTTGGCCCCCACCATACGACAGTGTTGGCAGCGGTTAGGGTCACACCATGTGCAGCCGACTGCGGTTGTATAACTAATACCTTCGGGTCGTCGTTCTCTTGGAACCGTTTAAATATGTCCGTGCGTTTAGTTGCCGGTACGTCTCCACGTATTACCTCTGTGGGTATACCCTCACTGCGTAGTCTGTCAGTGAGTATATCTATGACGTGTTTGAACGGTACGAACACAAGCACTTTCTTACTCGACTCGTCGATAACTTCACGAAGCACCTTATAACGATTCTTTATATCAAACTCTAAAGTTTCTTTAGTATCGGTATATACTGCACCGGCACTTATCTGTAACAACTTGTTCATTGTCACTGCTGCGTTGACTGCGGTTATCTCCTCACCTGCGGCACGCATCACCAACTGATCTTTTAGTTGTTTGTAGTATTTCTTTTGTTGTGCCGTAAGCTCAACCATACGCTTGGTGTATACCATCGGTGGTAAGTCAAGGCACTCGTCCTTGGTGTAACGTATAGCGGGCTGCAATACATTGAACACTCTGTCAGTAGCAGACTCTTTTGGCATCCACTTAAAGTTAGTTACTCGCACCATCACTTGGTCACGAAACGAACCAAAGAACCTAGGTACAGCTTTCGGATTAACAAGTTTAGCTAAACCGTATGCGTCCAGTGGACTCTGTGCAGCGGGTGTGCCTGTCATTAACCACAACCACGTGTCCGGTGCTAACAACCTGTTCAATGTCTTCCACCGCTTAGTCTGTACGTTCTTGTAGTGAGTAGCTTCATCTATGATGATACAGTCGAAGCCGCCCTCAGCTATTACGTCTTGTATTACTTCTACACCATCGTAGTTGATGATGACAAACTCAGCGCCGTTCTCCACTATCTGTTTGCGTTTAGCTTTCGCGCCATGTGCTACGTCAACTGTTCTGTGCATAGCAAAGGTAAACAAGTCAGCACGCCATGCACTATCCATAATCGACAGTGGACATATAACTAGCACCCTGTTTACCTTGCCTTGTTTCATCAAGTAATCAGCCGCCCATATAGCACTGGCTGTCTTACCTGTACCTTGTTCGTTGAAGCAGAACGCACGCCGGTTCATAGTCAAGAACCCTGCTGTCTTCTTCTGGTGGTCAAACGGTTCGTATTTACCTGTCCATTCATACCTACCCTCTATAGGTGATGGAGCTTTTATGTTCATGTTGCGTAGAGCTTTGGCTTCATCTACCCCCCAACTAACTGCGACAGTGTTAGGGGCTACTTCCTTACTCTTTGGGATAACTTCCGTAACTTGTTTCGGGTTACGTAGTTTCAATACGATAGCTCTATTATCAACTATCTTCATTTACTAGGCTTCTTACCGTTACGCGCACGGTTCTTGCTGCTGTCTTCTACCTTGTACCCATCTTTGTTACTGCCACCGTTATGTAGTGACTTGTTGTGGGATATGTCTTTACCTTTACGTGCCTCATAACCATTCTTCTTATCGAACGCACGCCTAGCGCGTTGGCGTTCCATACGGGCTTCGTGTGCTTTACTACCTACTGGCGCGTTTTTCTGCGGCTTTCGGTCTTTCGGGTCGCTGTACGGCATCTTTCTTATCCTCTTTGTTTTGTTTAAATATGCGGTCAAACTCTGCACTGAACCGCTCTCTGTCTGTTGGCCTTTGCCTACTACCTTTACTCATTGGCTCTTCCCATTGTGTGGACACTCTAATACATCACACCACGCACGGCACAAACCACTTGGGTTAGCGTTCCATACGTCCTTATCATGTGCAATTACCATCTGCTTATACTTACTTATGTACTTCTCGGTTATCTTTCTCATGTCGTCAGCACGTGTGTACGTGTCTTTAATTAAGTCTTCGGACACAACAAACAACAAGCCACCCTTTACTGTGTCTACTTCGGGGAAGTGTTTGAACACCGCAAGTGCCATAAGCTCTAGTTGCCCCTTGTCTGCGTAGCGTGCCGACTTACCTGTTTTGTAGTCAACTACCCACGCCAACTTATCTTCGTTGTTTAGTATTACTAAATCAGCTATACCTCTAAACCACACGTCCTCAGCCTTGAACCCGCATGGCTCTAAGTCTGCTGTAAGTCCCAACTCATACTCACATAACTTATCGCCTTTGATACGCTTGAGAGCGTCAAGCGATGGCTGTACGTAGCTGTACTTCTCCGGCAACGGCTTCCCGTCACGTATATGTTCTTCACATGCAAGGTGTACGTCAGTGCCGTAGCGCATTGCTTCTGTTTCTTCTTGCGGATACTGCTTGAGTATCTTCACATGGTAGAACTGCTTAGGGCATGTCTCGAATGCCTTTAGTTTACTAAATGACCAAGGGGCTATGCTCACAAAAAGTAATCCTCATCGTTCCGGTGTTGGTGGTCTTCTATTGCTCGCCGTTGTTCTGCCGTAAGCGTATGCGCTTTCTCATAGTATTTATCTACCCTACTACTGGTGCATGTCATACAATAAGACGTAGTTACATCTTTCTTACCTCTGAGGTATTTTCTTTGATACCCACCGCACTTAGGGCATGGTGTGTTAGTCGTGAATCTTTTACTGCCACCCATAATCTTGTGGTGGTGCTTAACGTAAGCTGTACCTCTATCGGAAAAGTCCACAGGCTTAAACACTTTATCTCTCACGCTCCACCCCACTAGCTTTTATCTTCTCGTGGATTTCCTCACGGTGTACAGTAACCTCGTCAGGTGCGGTGATACCTAACCTTATCTGCCCGTACTTGTTTATGTCCAACACCCGTACTTCGATGTCACCGTCTATAATGATTGCTTCGTTTGTTTTTCTTGTTAGTATCAACACTAGTATTCTCCTTGTTGGTCGTCTGCGTCTATTTCTTTTTGGCAAATGTCACACGTTGGTTCGTATGGTAGTGGCTCATCTGATACCAGTTCCCCACAATGCTCACAGTTAAAATGGTCTTCCATCATTCACACCCTCCATAGGTTTTATCAAAGCCGCTCTCACAATCGAGAGGCATGCCTGTACACCAAGAAGGTATGTATCGCATACACTTCTCGATATATTGTTGTGCCTCTTTAACTTCCTGCTCCGGCACGTTACACACGATACTATCGTGTACTGTCATAACAACACGATACTTTTTACTTATCAGTAACAACTGCTCACCAATTATTATGCGAGCTAACGCTTGGCAAATGTTCTCTGTTACCTTACCACCATAGATACGGTTTCGACCATTGCGAGTTAGGTAACTAAACTCTGGCCCACGCTCTCCTTGTGTATACTCAAGGTTATCGTACCTCATATACAAGCCGTTGGGGAGTGCCACCCGACCATTAATTGCATCGCCCTGCACTGCTGTTGAGAACTTTACGGTGTTCAACATACCCATTGACCCGCGCCGCTTTCTGGACATCTCTACCAACATGTTCTGGCATGCTCGCCAAAAGTGAGTGATCTTCCAGTTTTTATCTCGGTACACGTTGATGATACGACGAGACTCATCAAGGGTAACTTCAACACCCGACTGCGCCTTGAGCTGTTCTTTGAAACGCTGCGCACCCATGCCATAGCCTGCACCTAGTATAGCTGTCTTACCGACGAACCGCTGTTCCTTGGTAACGTCTTCTACTGTTACACCGTATATGTCAGCCGCCATGTGTTTGTAAACGTCTTCGCCCTTGTCGAACGCATCTACTAAGTCTTGCTGTCCTGCTATCCACGCGAGTACACGTGCCTCAATCTGTGACGAATCACAATCAACTAGCATGTGTCCGTCTGGTGCTGTGATACTTTTCTTTAGCTTCTTACCGTCAATGCCACGGCTGGGTAGGTTCTGCATGTTGATCTTATCATCACCACCCCATCTACCCGTGTGCGCTGCGTAGTATCTTATCGGTACGGGTAACGCACCACGTTCGGCTATACCTATAAACCTGTCAGTACGTGTCTCTTCAAGTGTAGACTTCAACCCTAACCGTGCTGTGGCTAGTGCCTGTACCTCTGGGTTATCGTGATTCAGTAATGCCTTGAACCCCGCGTCAGTCTTAGCGAACGCGTACGTCTCCTTACCAGTGGTAAGACTTTCTTTCATAGGTACGTCAACACCCATACCCTCAAGTAATCCGGCGAACTTAGGGTTACTCATCAAGTCTTTCTTGTCCACACCACTGTCAGACAGTAACTTGTCCTTACGTGTTTTAATATCAGCCCTGTGACTTTCCAACATAACTGTATCAAGTACAAGTGTCGGCTCAATAAACATACGTAACGTACGGTCTATAAGGTGTATCTCTTTCTTAGGAAACGGCTTACCCATTATCCTAAACAACTCATAGCACAAGTCTACGTCATTGATACAGTAGTCACCGTACGCATCTAGTTCCTGTGCAGAAAAGTCCTGCCTTCTCTTTGCGATTGCGTCGAGAACTTCGGTTCCCTTGGCCCCAATAGAATACCTCTTAGCGACCGCCGCGAGAGAGCCACCAACTTCGACCCCATGAAGAGCGCGGGCAATACACAAAGTACAACCAAACAGCTTGGGATGAATAGCAAAGCGCCAAGCAAGAATAGCCCCATCGAACATATTATTGTGAGCAACAACCAGACTATTCGCCCAATCGAACGTATGTAAGTATTCATAAATCTCCTCATGTGTACCACTTGCCCACTCTGTAGGCTCGTCGTTTAGTTTTATACCTACGCCAACAACTTCAAACCTGTCGTCGCGTATGTATTCTTCTGTAGTAATCTTGCGTAGTGAATAATCCTTATCGTAGTATGTTTCAAAGTCTACGGTGATTAAGTCCATTTCTCCAACCTCTCGATTTCAGCCTCAATGTAGAATTTAATCTTCTTGGCATCGCGCAGCTTGTCACTGTGGGACGCTTGCCCATACCTATAGCACGCACGGAATATCTCACCCATTTGGGAGTTCATATCTTTGTACATGATAAGGTGTTGTAGCTCCGTAGCCTTGTCGGGTAACTCGTAGTAACTCGCTGTGCTGCCATCACTCACACCGGCCTTTGGCTCTGCCGGGGGAAGCGGTGTTGTTGGTTCTACCACAACAGGTTGTGTAGCCTTAGCCTTGACCTTAGCCTCTACCATAGCCTTAGCTTCGGCTTCTTCCTTAGTTTTAGCCCTACTCTTATACTTCTTAGCTTTCTCTTTGTAAGGGTAAAAGTTTTTCTTCTCTTCTTCGTACTTCTTCTGCTTCTCCAACGAGCCTGCGCTGTACTTCCAAGGATTAGATGGAAAATTGTGCGGAATAAATTTGAACGGGTCACCATTGTTTTGGATATGTCTAAAATAGTCAGGCACAAGGTGAAACAAGTCATGGTACGCAACTGGGCCAAGTCCATAGATACCGGCAAACGCCTTCTTATTGTTAGATACCAACAGCATGTGTATCTTGCCCATCGTCTTGTGTTTACTCATCAAGTTTTCAACAGTCTTCGGGCCAAAGCAACTAACGTGTTTAGTTATCTCCTGCGGAAATACATTGCTACCTTTCAGGTATTGCAACGATAGTGCTGCTCGGTTGGGGGCACCATCTTCTACCCACACTTGTGCGCCTTTTAAAGTATTACGGTTCTTTTTTCTGTAACTCATAACTCCCTCCACAGGATTCTATAAATCTAGTACAAGTTGGTTTGGGTCAACATGTACTCCATTGAGCATGTCTCTAACGTTAAACATGTTGTCTTCATTTATTACCTCTGCTACACCGCCAGACTTGACAATGTCCCATAGGTTCTTCTCTTGTAGTGCTGTTGGTTTGTTCTTACCTGCCTTACATTCAAAACCAAAGAACTCACCTTTGTAGCACCCAACAATATCCGGCACGCCACTCTTACCGTAACCGCCAGTGGCGGGGTAAAAGAAGTAACACCCTAACTCGTTGAGCTGCTTTGCTACCACTCTCTTAACTTTCGCTTCCGGTGTCATCGCCATTACGTTCCTCCTCTATCATCTTGAGTAATTTTTCTATAGCGTCAGCTATACGTTCTGCGGCGGTTGCTGCACGCGCTAGTTGGTCTACTTTTTTCATTTTTACGTCCGGCATACTACGCTCCTATGACGTGGCGCATTACTTGGTGCGCCCCAAACAATATAATTACGAACAGCGTAAAATCTAACCAATCCCACTCCTCATTCATCAGCACACCCGCCATGTTGGAATGCGTACTTGAATGCCCAGTAAGCTATAAGCGTATCTTTATCTTCTATTTCGGGGTAGTGCGCTTCAAATGCTGCCATGAGTTGGTTTGGTGATAGCACTTTCCACTGCGTACAGTCTTCGTCTGACCACGTAGCCATAATTTTTACGGAGTCGTTTACCCCACCAAGGTACATGATGGTAGCCTTTCGGTATTTTGCGTCATCAGCTAACTCTTTAAATTGCTCTAAAGTGAGTGCGTGCGCGGTGCTGCTGATACC